AAAAGGCAAGCTGTTCGTCAAGACTCGAACCCTTCAGCGGTTTGCCAGCCCACTTTTCGAAGTCTTTCACGCGGGGGCCCAGCCATTGACCCAGGCCGTATGCGCCCGATGACTTATTCAGCGCATCTGACTTACCGCCGCTCTCTTGCAAGAAGCTGCCGGCGATACCTGCGGCCTGTTCGCGGGTCCAACCCATACCCTCAAGTTTCGCGGCAATTTCGCGCCCCGTGGCCGAAGTCTTGCCGTTCGACGCCATGGCTTTAGGCGATGGCTTGTTCTTATCAATTGCATCGTCTGCAGCTTTTACAGAATCCTGCAGCAATGTTGTGAATGAGCCGGTATCGATGCCAAACCAATCTTTGAATTTTTCACCTAACTTGTCGAGAACCGTAGCAATTGGCTTGCCGAGCAAATCGAGAATACGAATAACGATCTTTTCGATCTTTTCCCACCATGAATAGTTGCCACCCAGGATTTCACCTAGCTGGCCGAACGCATCACACACGCCGTTGACGACTTGACCGACGATGGGCCATTTTTTAGACATTTCCCCGATCAGGGAATTTTGTCCGTTGCGGAATGCTGCAACATCGTCGATCAGCAGCGCAAACAAACCGCCAATTGCGGCGATTGGCAAAGCGATTGCAAGGAAGGGGGCAAGAAGTGCCCACACTGCCGCAGTAGCACTTACAACTGCGGGCAAAAATGCAATCGTTATCACGCCGGCAATTCCAGCAAAAAATGCTTTAGCAAACGTGCTGTGTTCTCGGAAAAACTGAATCATGCTGTCGACTTTGTTTAAGAACCAAGTCAACGCCGGCAGCATTTCGCTAACGATTTCGCGCTTTACGGCTTCGAAGGTGAGCCCGAGCTTTGCTTGCTCCAGCTTGAACTTCATGGCCGCATCAGTTTGCTCGCGCGTGACAACACCTAGCTCTTTCTGACGGGCGATGATTTCATCGAGCGCCCGGCGCCCTTGGCCGAGCATTGCCACGGTCGTATCGTCAAGGCCGAGCTTTTTGCCGATGAACAGTTGCTGTGAATGGCTCAGAGTTTCAAACTTCTCTGCCAGCTTGGACAGCGCTACAGTTGGGTCTTTGATCGACGCATACATGTCTTGCGCGCTCAAGCCCAACTGCTTGAACATGAATGCGTCAGGGCCGATCATCGCGCCGAAGCGCGACATTTCGACGAACTTGTCCCGCAGCACAGTGAGCGATTGCACCGCGCTATTTGCATCGCCACCAGAAGCCACGACGGCGTTACGCCACGCGCTTAGGCTTTCGACGCTCATGTCTAGCGCCCGCGCTTGCTTGCGCACTTCTTCGGTGTGTTCTGCGGTCTGCAATACCATTGCTTTTACAGCGGCGAAACCTAGTGCCGCTGTGACCACCCCACCAATCGATTTTGCAAGACCGATGAACGCCTCGCCTACCTTTTTTGCAGCCGGGTCGAGTTCATCCAACCGCTTACGTGTGCTCTCTACATCCTTGTCGGCTTCCTTGAGGCCGCTTTTTAGTTTGCTGTTGTCTACCTCAAACACGTAATACAACGTATCAAGAATGCTCATTTTTTCTGACTCGCGTGTTTGTGGGCAAGATGTTCGTTCGTGCGCCGAACTACAATGATTTCGAACATGTTCAGCGCATCCTCAAGCGTATAAACCGTCTTGAGTTCCCGTAGCGTTGCTAGTCCTTCGCTTTGTATTGCTGCGAAAAGTCCATCAACGTTTGCGTAATCAATTCGCGGAGCTTCGTCCCCAACCGATCGAACAAACCGGACATCTTGCCGTTGGCGAAAAAAGAACAGTTGTATTCCATCATCGCCATTTCCAGACGCAGCAACGTTTCAAAGTCGCCGCAATGGTTGTCGATAAGTGCCTGAGTTGACAGCACGATAGGTTCGTCGCGGCCTTCGATGCGCACGCCTACGAAACTCATCAGCTTTAACATCAGTTCTTCGTTTCGGTAATAATCCCCGATCTTTGGCGCAGCACTCAGAGGGTATTGAGTAACGATTTCACGCCCGGCCACTGCGGGAAATTTTGACAGCACGAACGTTCGCGCAACCCCTTTGGCGTCTGTCAGTGGAAAGTCTTTCGGTTCAAGTAGTGCCATGGTGTTAAGTCTCCGATAAACAAAAATAATGCCGCGTGACAATTCTATCACGCGGCATTTTATTAACGTCGGAGGGGTTTAGTTGCCTACCTTGTTCTCGAACGCAAAGATGTAGGGCCGGGTCTTTTGGCGGCCGCTGCCGGCTACGCTCTTGCCGGGCATGGTCAGTGATGGCGCCGACAGTCAGCGTAGTCGTTTCGCCATCCGGGTACGTCACGATTGCGGTGATCTGATCGCGCACGCTTGCCTTGCCCTTGCCGGTACGATTGGCTTCAAGCAGAACCGCGAGGTTCACATCGTCATCGCTGCCCGGGATGACATTCAGGGTCATTGGGATGGCGTTCGGCTTTGACCAGATGATAAGGTCGCCGTTCAGGCCCATGGCCTTATCCGCAACTTGAATGCTTGCGATGTCGAGCGGGTCAGCATCGTCCGCAAACTGCGTGATGTTCAGGCCGGCCGGAAATGTTTTGTCCGCGATCAGCGTTACCGAAAGGCCGAAGCCGGAAATGTTTTCCATGTTGGAGCGCTCCTAGTTAGATGAGTTGGTCCGAGCCTTCCACAACACGGATTGCGTCATCCTTGCTGTAGATGAGGGTATAGACGGCTTTGTACTTGGTCGCACCGCTCGTATCGGTGTACGACTGAATAACCACGTCGTACCAGTAGCCGATATTTTGCACTTGCTGCCAAGCGTTGCTGTCGTTGGTCTGGTTCGTGATGAAAGCCTTTTGCGTTGCGCTCAGAGGCTTGCCGATGCTGATCGTGCCATTGTTCAGGCCGCGATTGACGCCGGTTTGCACGTAGCCTTTGATAATGCCGATACCGCGCAGGTTAGCCGGGATGCGATTCAGCGAAAGCTGACCCGTCATGATTTGCGAACCGATGAAGTCCTTCAAATCTTGCTCGTTCGCGTGAACGTTCATATCGGTCGGCGCGGTGCCAGTGCCCATCAACACGCCGTCTTGATAGAACGTCAGGTTCTGGCCGGCCGTTTGTGTCTGGCCGTAGTAATTGATGCGCAAGGAATCGAGCGTCTTGTAGAGGCTGTCAGTGACAGACGGCGACACGCCGGACATTTGTTTGAACATGTAGTTCGCTACGCTGTTCACCTTGCTATAGTCCGTCGCAGCCTGCACGGCCATCGGGATCATTTCCGGATACTCGGTCAGGCTGTCGAGTTCGTACGTGAGGCCAACGGATGCAATGGACAGCAGCGCAGCTTGCCATGCGACGTAGTTGGCCGGCTTCACCATCACGTGATACATGTACTTGATGTTGTACGCGGCGTTAGCGGTGGCAACTGCAACGATGTCCGTGATGCTGGTGAGCACACCGTTCAGGAATGCGAACGAGCCGAAGTTGCTGGAAATATTGTCGCTATTTGCCAGCGTTTGTGCCGGGGCCACGGCAACGGATGGCGTTGCGATGATGGCGCCTGACGTTTCGTACCATGCCAGTGCTGCGGCAACGTCCGTATTGGCAGGCGGGGCCGTCAACGGCACGACATTGAACGCTTCGGTCGTCACGCCGGTAGCGGTTGCCGTGAAAGTGAATCGGCTGTTCGTTGCATCGTAAGCAACCGTGCAGTTTGCAAGTTCTGCTTGCGCGTTGCCGCGCAGTGCCGTTTGCAATTCGCTTGCCACGTCCGCAAGGCTTGTCGCTGCTGCAAACGAAATGCCGCTAACCGTCACATTCGTGGCGCCAAACGCAAATTCGATGGAACCGGCGACGATTGCTTTCAGCGCAGTGAGGTTTGCAGCGGCGTTTTGCGCGCCAAACACGCGGGCCGGGCTGTCGGTAGCTACGTGACGTGCAAAGCTGATCTTTGACGGCGAAGTGATCAGCGGCGACACGTACGTAAAGTACTTGACCGCGCGCTTGTACTCTTCGCTGCCGGTGCCGAAATAGGCGCCCACGTCATCGGGCGACGTGAATTCCAGAATCGTTGCCGGATCGACAAGCGGATTCGTTGTGAACAAGCGGGCAATCATTTCGCGCTGGCGAACGTTATTGCTACCGCCCACGCCGCTAATGATCTTTACATATTTGGTAAAGGGAATGGACATTTAAAAATGCTCCTAGTTAAATGCGATATGTCGCGTTGTCGTACTCGGTAATCGCAGGCGTTTGCACTGTAAATTCGTCAACGTGCCGCAATATGATATCAAACGCCGGGTGCGCCTCGAATTGGTTTTTGTCGTCAATGAAATATGTCTGATAGATTGGCCCCGGCTGCAGAATGCCAATACCTTGTGCGGTAAAAGCGTTAGTAGCATTTTCATGCTGCAAAATATCACGCGCCATTGTCACAATGTCCGCCTCGCTGATCTGCGTATCGTCCCCGGGGGACTGCGGTACAAGCGCCGCGATCTGATACACCGTCTGTTTTGGCGTGCGCGTAACGCTGTCGAATTGCTGCGTTGTTGCGTTCCAGTCGTCACGCCGGGCAGGCCATCCGAAAGGGGGCGTATCCTTGCGATGAAACAACACAACCGGGCCGCTAGGTGTAGCCGTCTGGCGCGGCTGATATGCCCGCATCATCTTGACGGACGGTTGACCACGTGCAGCAAAGCCCGCCAGTGTGATCGTACGTAGTTGCGTCGCTAGAACGTGTTCAAGCATTTGTGAGCGCTCCTGTTGCCGGACCGAGACGTGCGCCGATTACGCTAATCCACCCATCGATTTGAAACCAATCCGTGCCACCGATAAGCTGGTAACGACTGCCGCCCGTCTCGATAACATCGCCCGAATTGTCGCGCGTGATGTCGACAACATCAGGCAGCGACGGGACGAACCACGTGATGTACGACTTTTCAAACGATAGGCCGAGTTCTTCGTATTTGCTGCGGTCGACCGCCTGCACAGAACCTGTAGAAATGACAGCG